GCGCATTCGGTGGCGCCTGCTGGGTTCTTATTTTCAGATATGGCCAGGCACCTCTGCCGCTGAATATCTTGGCTATGAATACAGATCAAACGGCTGGGCTAATTCTGCTGCTGGCGCCGTAAAGACCAGCTTTACGGTGGACACCGACACGACGATTTACCCTGACCGACTAATGGTGCTGTCCACAAAGCTGAAATATTTTGAGGCAAAAGGCTTTGACACCACGGCAATGTTTCGCAATTACTTGTATGAACTTGAGGCGGCAATGGCGCTGGATATGTCGGCTGCAAACCTGAGTTTTGCACCGCGCCCTGGCACTGTGCTAATCGGATACGACAACATACCTGACAGCGGATATGGCCCAAATTAACCAACTGGTGCAGGGCAATGCGGCGCGAGTAGCGTCTGTTCCAGCTCCTGTTGGCGGCTGGAATGCCCGCGACAGCATTGCCAACATGGAGCCGCTGGATGCGGTTCAACTGATTAACTTTTTCCCGACAGTCAGCAACTGCGTGCTGCGAGGTGGTTCGACGAATTGGGCTACCGGCATGACCGGCCAGGTGCAGACGATCATGGTCTACAACGGCGGGTCCAGCAGCAAGATGTTTGCCGCGGTCGGGACTCCTGATCTTAAATTCTACGATGCCAGCACCGCAGGTGCTGCAACTGCAACCACCGTTACCGGCCTGACCAACGCAATTTGGGAATACATCAACATCACGACGACCGGCGGCACTTATTTGTATGCGGTGAATGGCGTGGACAAGCCGCGGTTGTACGATGGCACAACATGGACCGCCATTGATGCTGCTTCAACGCCAGCTATTACCGGCGTAACGACAACAACGTTATCAAATGTGACGCTGTTTAAAAACCGCTTGTGGTTTATTCAAAAAGACACGCTTAAAGCATGGTACTTGCCGACCAGCGCAGTCGGCGGCGCCGCGCAGGTTTTGGATCTGTCAGCTATTGCCAAATTTGGCGGGCATCTTGTGGATCTGGATACCTGGACCATCGACGCAGGCTATGGCGTTGACGACAATCTGGTGTTTGTTACCAGCAACGGCGAGGTGATTGTTTATCGAGGCACCGATCCTGCCAGTGATGCTACCTGGGCGCTCACCGGAGTTTGGAAGCTAGGATCGCCAATCGGCAACCGAGCCATGCTGAAGTGGGGCGGCGACCTGCTGATTTTGACTTATGACGGTCTGATGCCGATGGCTCAGAGCTTGCAATCATCCAGGCTTGATCCTCGCGTGGCGCTGTCAAACAAGATTCAAGGCGCCATTACGCAGGCCACAACGAACTACGGTGGCACGCACGCCGCAGTTGGGTGGCAGGTCTACTACAACGCTCGTCGCAATGCTGTGTGGATCAATGTGCCGATCGCAGAAGGCCAGCAAGAACAATACGTGATGAACACAATCACGACGAGCTGGTCACAGTTTCAAGGCTGGCCAGCAAATTGTTGGGAAACCTACAACGATAATCCTTATTACGGCGGCAACGGCGTTGTGGTTAGGGCGTGGGACGACACCTATGTCGATAACACATCCAATATTGCAACAAATGTTTTCCAAGCATTTAACTATTTCGACAGCCGCGGCGTAAAAAAGTATTTCACCAGAGCGCGGCCAAGTATTTTCACAAACGGATCACCGGCTATTTTTGTTGGCATAAACGTAGATTTTAACGTTGATGACACAACCGCGCCTATTTCTTCATCTGCATCTGCTGTTGGATTATGGGATGCAGGAACGTGGGATTCTGCATTGTGGGGATCTGGTTTGCAGATCACGAACAACTGGCAAGGTGTTACCGGGCTTGGTTACTGCGGATCTATCCAGCTCAAAAGCGCATCCAGCGGGCTGCAAATTGAGTGGGCATCTACTGACGTCGTTTATCAGACCGGATGGGCAGGGATATAGTATCGGGGCCGGATGTCGGCCATTGGGTAGCAAAACGTGTTGATTATGGATTTTTAGAAACCAGAGCCAACGCAATAGGATTAAAACGAAATGATGAGTTTATTGCAGGAGTCATTTACGAGAATTGGAATCATCAAAGCATATGGTGCCATTTCGCTATTGAAGGCCAACTGACACCTGCTTTTTTAGCGGCGATATTTGATTACCCGTATAACATTTGTCAGGTTGAAAAGATTATTTGCCCGGTTGGAAGCGATAACGAACAAAGCATTAAGGTAGTGAAAAAAATGGGATTTACCGAGGAAGGCAGAATTAAGGAAGGGCGACCACACGGCGACATTGTGTTTTACACGTTGCGCCGCGATGACTGCCGGTTTTTAAATACACGATACAGCAAAAGGATAGCAAATCATGGGTAAATCTTCACCTTCGCCACCTCCGGCACCGGACTACGCGGGCGCGGCTCGTGAGCAGGGCGCAGCAAACGTTGAAACTGCTCGGTTGCAAGGTCGCATTAACAATCCAAACGTGAGCGGGCCGCTGGGTGGGCAGACTGTTACCTGGGGATCGCCGACTTTTAACCAGAGTGGATATGATAGTGCTATGGCTGCTTATCAAGCAAAGCCAAGAGGGAACGCGCCATATGAAAGACAATTTACTACACAAGACGAAGATGGTTCACGATTTGATGAAACTGGGTATCAAAATGCAATGAACGCGTATATGTCGGGCAATATTGCGCCGACAAGAGATCAATTCACATCAAACGCAAATTCAGATCAAGCGACCATAACCCAAACACTGACTCCGCAAGCGCAAGCTACATTAGAAGCACAACAGCGCGTACAGCGGTCGTTGGCAGGGCTTGGTGAGCAGGGCATTGGCACCGCGCAGAATGTGCTTAGCAATGCGTTTAATCCAAACCTTCAAGGGTTGCAGACAAACATCGGCAATGCAGGGCAAATTTCTAATAATCCAAACCTTGCTGGATATGGCACCGCTTCAGGTGGTCCAAGCGCAGGACAATATGGATACGCGGGCGGGCTAAACACTGGCAACGTAGCGGCAATGCCTGTGAACGCAGGTATGACCGGCCAGCAGGCGATTATGTCGCGGTTGGCGCCACAGCTTGAGCGGTCCGACAGGGCGACGCAACAGCGGTTGGCAAATCAAGGTCTGGTGCCAGGCGGCGAAGCATTTGAGAACGCCATGATCTCCCAAAACCAGCAAAAAAACGACTTGCTGACGCAAGCGGCGTTGCAAGGTATCGGGCTGGATACTGCCGCAAACGCGCAGGGATTTAATCAAGCGTTGCAAGCTGGGCAATACGGCAATCAGGCAATAGGGCAAAACTTTGGTCAAGGTCAGGCAGCAAATGCTGCTCAAAATCAAGCAATAAATCAAAATCAACAAACCGCATTAGCGCAGCAACAAGCCGTAAACGCCGCGCAAAATCAGCAATACAACCAGCTTTTGCAGGGCGCACAGTTTGGCAATACCGCCCAGCAACAAAGTTTGCAACAGCAGCTCGCGCTGCGAAATCAACCGCTAAACGAGATCGCTGGTTTAATGAGTGGTTCGCAGATCCAGATGCCACAGTTTCAAGGCTATCAGGGCGCGAACGTTGCGGGGACGCCGATTATGCAGGGCGCAATGGCGCAGGGGCAGGCTGCGATGGATCAATACGGCATTCAGTCGGCAAATGTTAATGCTCAGAATGCGGGGCTGTATAATTTGGCTGGCAGCGCAGGCATGGCGTTTGCTTTTTAATGCTTGGTCTTGCCTTCTCTGGTGGTAAAGATTCATTAGCTTGCTGGTATTTATGCAAGCATTTAAATCCTGTTGTTTTGTGGGCCAATACTGGCAAAGGCTATCCAGAAACATTGGAAATCGTAAACGAGATTAGAAGCCAAGCATTTCAATTTGTAGAAATTAAGACGGATCAGCAAAAACAAAATGATGAATGGGGTTTGCCTTCTGACATTGTGCCGATCAATTTTACAAATTTAGGCATGACATTTTCAGGCACTAAACAGACAAAAGTTCAAAGTTATTTAGGCTGCTGTTTTGAAAATATCATCAATCCAATGATGCAAAAATGCAAAGAAATCGGCATTACGGAATTGATCCGAGGGCAACGATTGAGCGAAAGCCATAAATCAACGGCGGTTGATGGAACTGTTGTAGATGGTATCAAGTTTCTGCAACCGATAGAAACATGGTCAAAACAACAAGTTTTTGATTATTTGCTGAAACAGCGGGGCAGTTTGCCAAAGCATTACTCAATAGAGCATTCAAGCCTTGACTGCTATGATTGCACAGCGTTTTTAGAGCATTCGACAGACCGTGTTGCGTGGACAAAACAACGGCATCCTGATCTTTATGAGATATATTCAAAAAGAATGGACGCATTGAAAATTACTTTAAAACCCAGTTTAAAAGCGATGGGGATGACATGAACTCAACCTACAACTTCAATCCAGACGACAAGCGGATGCAGCTCGCCGCTATGCTGCAAGACCCGACGCAGCCTTACAAAAGGTATAGCGGGCCGATGGGCGCGCCTAAATCAGGCGGCGGCGGCATGGGATCTTTCAACGACATGATGATGAAGCGGATTATGCAGACGCAGCCCGGTGCGCCGGTTGTTGAGAAATCAACACAATACGACCCGAATTCACAGAACTTCACACCGTCTTATTAGAGGCGCAAATGGCCACAATCAATCCAACTCACGCTTTTAACCTGCCGGGCCCATACCAGGCAGAGCTGTCGAAGATTGCCGAGCAGCGGCGCATGGCAGAAATGCTTCAGGCGCAGTCACAAGCACCGTCAGAGCGTTACAGTTACAAAGGCATAGAGGCGCGCACACCGGCAACGGCAGGGCTGGCAAAGCTGCTACAGGGCTTTAGTGGGGCATACTTTCAGAATCAGGCGCGGGAAGAAGAAAAGGCGCTGGGCGAAAGGTATAAGACGGAATCGTCAGATATATTGCGGAAAGCGTTTGAAGCTGGCGCAGGCACTCCTGCTGTTGCAGAACAAGCAGCTCCTAGACAAGAAATTATTGCGCCGACTGAAGAAGCTGGCGGCGGGCCGGGGCGACCTGCTGATCTTGAATACAAGATACCCGGTCGAGCAGCAGTAGCGCCGAATCAACAGGAAATGGCTCGGCTGTTGATGACAAGCCCGAATCCGGCGCATGAGGCTTTTGGGTTGCAGACAGCACAAAAAGCAATGGAAGCCCAGCGCGTTGCTTCCGTGTTGAAAGGCATGGGAGTGGGAAGCCAACAAGCAACGCCAGAACAGGCTCTCAACGCAGAAACTATGGCTGGTGGCGCTGCCGGCCCGACAAACGCAGCAGCGGGCAGAATCAATGTGCCGAATACCGGTATACCTGGCGTTAGCCCGCAAGCAATGGCTTTGATGCTAGACCAAAATCCTCAGTTACAAGACATTGGCAAAGCCGCGCAAACCGCTTTTGCGAAACAATACGAGCCAATCTCCGCTAGAGAAGGCGGTTATATTATTGAAAAAAATCCAAAAACAGGACAATTTGAGGTTACTTTTGCGGGGCAACCAAAACTTGAGCCAGGTCAAAAATATGACTTTAAAACTGGAAATGTTTCACTTGCTCCCGGTTATCTTTCTTCTTTAGCAGAAACAACCAAGACTAAAGGCGAGGCCGAAGGGGAAAACACAATAATAACTAAAATGATTGGCGGTCGTGAAGTAACTGGAACAACCAAACAAATAAAAGCAATTCTTACCGGCGTTGCAAAAACTCCTGAAGATGCTCAGTCAGCATTAAAATTGGCGACAGGTGCCGGAATTCAGGTTAACGGAATTTCTGTAAATCCTACAAAGGCAGAAGAAGCATTCGATGTTGACGCGGCAAAAGGATTTGTTAAAGATGCAGATACTTTCCGTCAATCTTGGAGTAATGCGAAAAGAATGAACGGAATGCTTGATACGTTAGATGAGCTATATAAAGACCCCAATGTTACAAGTGGTGGTTTGGCTGAAAATATTACCGGATTAAAAGGTATTGCTGCATCGTTAAATATTGATATTAAAGGCAAAGGTTCAGAGGATGC